CCTTTTCTTTTTCCGCCACGCATATTTTTATTATAAAAATGATTTGATTATTTGTAAATATAAAATATTATCGGACGTTTTAATTGCACAAAATAGTGCTAACCTCAGTCATTCACACACAATCAATAGCGGTAATACTTCATCAACAGGAACTGAGACAACAGCTGGATTTAGAGGTGTTGGAGTAACATCGGATGGAATGAGTGGTAATTCTACAGGTTCATTTACTGTTGGTGATGGTGCTTATTTTAGTTCAGCCTCTGGAAATATGAGTCGTGGTAGCACACAAGCAAACTATAGAGGTGACTCATCCCAAAAAAGTATTGCACAAATCAATATAAATGTTGCCCATACACATAAAGTAACTGCAATAGGTTATCTATATGGAAAAACAAATGATACTGGCTCTGCAGAAGCAAGACCGACAAACTTCACAATAAAGGTGTGGAAACGCATAGCGTAACTAATTGTATTGCTAAGAAATACGTTTCCATATTTTTACAGTAAAGTTACCAGGACGTGCTTCTGTACTACCGTTGCTATCAGTTGATTGGGCGGCGGCTGAAAAACTACTAGAAACTGTTCCGCTACTTACCCATTTTAGAAGAGCTGCTGCAGATCGATCTCTAGCAGCGTATTGATATGGAATCCCTGCTGACGGAGACTGCCCTAAGTATATAGTTACTCCTTTATAATTAGTATAAGACGCATTGCTAGTTTGCTCAAAACTATCGGCAGAGCCTGCATAAAAGCCTTTTTCGTCACCTTCAAACGAACTTGACACTGTTCCTTTAGGCGTATAGTCATGTGAATGTTCAAGGTTTGCAGAATTTTGTGCAATTAAAACGTCCGATAATATTTTATATTTACAAATAATCAAATCATTTTTATAATAAAAATATGCGTGGCGGAAAAAGAAAAGGGGCAGGACGTCCTGTAGGAACAAAAAAAAACAATCTTACGAAGAAAATGACAATAACAATTTACCCTTCTGAGCAAGAAACTATTAAACAACTTGCAGAAAAAGCAGGAAAAACAGTAAGTCGCTTTCTTATAGAAAGTGTACTATCTTAAACGGACGTTTTAATTGGACAGAATCAGGCGACAGCAAAGAACGGATTGACATTGACTAAATCAGGTAATGCCTATGGTATAGAGCAGAAGATATCTGGAGGAACTCATAGCCACACCTATACAATTAAGGAAAATCTAAGTGATGGCAACAGCGTTGCATACGGTAGTGGCACTGGTAGTAAGCTTGCCTATCCGAGTGTTGGCGGAAACGGCACACACTCACACTTTTACTCCATCAGTTTCTGATAACATCAGTTATTCATTACAAGGAGATACTGAAACAAGACCAGTAAACTTCACTAAACGCATTTGGAAGCGTATAGCGTAACTAATTGTATTACTAAGAAATACGCTTCCATATCTTAACTGTAAAATTGTTAGGACGTGATTCTGTAGTACCGGCGCTGTCAGTTTCGCCGTATATGTATGAAGCTGGCAATGAATGTGTATGGGAAACATCAAGATGGATAGATTTTCTAGTACCAGAAAATCCTTCATGGTCTGGACGCCAGTTATTTGTCATAGAAAGATGTGAACTGCCAAACGAAAGGTTGCCATTATGATAAGCATAATTGCCGTCATCTTTGCCTGTAGTAGTACCATCCATTATCAGAGATACGTTCCTGGGTGCAAATTCTATGTCACCCGTTGCGTTAGCACTCATTCTGCCTGTACTACCATCATGCCGGATTCCTGCAGTTTTCTTAGTTCCAGACGTTGAAGTATTACCACTGTTAATTGTATGGGTATGGTTAAGGTTTGCAGAATTTTGTGCAATTAAAACGTCCGTTTTATTTATATAGGCCGCCGCATTTCCGCTAGTCCAACTTCCAGTATATATCTTCATCTCTTCACCGCGAGAGTTATACTGGGTGTTGCCCGTGTTGCTCACAGTTCCAGGCGTTCCATCCGGGTTCTTTATTCCGCTCCAGTCAACCGGGTTTAATCGCTCAACATCAGCATAAAATTTTACACCATCCAAAGTGTATAGTGTTGTCGGCGCATTCGCAGAACGGTAGAAGGCACCGTTGTGACTGATAAGCTCCACCCAGCCCGAACATGGGAACACATCAAAAGGACTGTCACACTGAGGCTTCTGCTCAAATGTCTCGCCAACCGCACAGCCGCCAACGTGCTGCCATGCAGTACCGTTCCACATAATCTCAACATTGGCCATAGGAAGAATATGAGGAACATTAATACTTACAGAAGCAAGCAAAAGAGTATGAGTCAATGAAGTCGTGTTAATAATTCTTATCTTAATTCCAGGCTGAGCCGCATGACCTATTGTCAGTGTAACTGCCGAAGCTGCACTTATGTATACACATTTATCGTCTACAATACCAGAAATTGTCGTATCTGCCTGAATATTCTGAGGAATAACCGCCCCGCTAGGAATGAAGGTTGTCTCAAGACATTTTTTCTGGGCATTCCAGGTAACACCGTACCCGTCAGTCATATTAGCTTCTTCTTCACGAGTTGCCATTGGCTGAGTGTTGTTGTTGCTGAATGTAGTTCCTTCATAGATTTTCACGCCGCCGCTGGTAGTGTTGCCCGTATCTCTTACAACCTCATCCTGTCCGATTGTTGCAGCAACGGTTAAATCCTCATCCTCAAAAAAATTATTGCCGTCATTGGAATAAAGCAAGCGAGTTGCGATGTTTATGTCTCCAACTCGTGCATTTCCAGCCGCATCTACGGCAATTATATTGTTATTACCATGCCCGTCATAATTATGAGTTACTACACCTGCAATCTCGTTCGTTGCTAAGCCTGTAGGATTTCCATTGCGAAGGGTAATTGTATTAGCTCCCACCTTTAATTCCGTCGTAATTATTTCTTCGCCGGTTCCGTCTACAAGTAGATCCCCCTTAACATGAAGCTGCCCTTCAATAGAAGTATCGCCACTGATTACCCCACCAGCTTTTTTAAAATATATATTCTCGCTGATTGTCCTTTCCGCTGCATTGTTGTCACCGCGAATCTTATCCAGGGCACGCACAACATCTGAAGTCTGAGCGTTTTCAGGTTCGTTGGAAATTCCAGTTAATGAACCAAAAGCCTTAATGTATAATGCCTGCATCCAGCCTACGCAGTTGTCAAACATTTTTGCAAGCCAGGGCGTTCCGTCAGTTGTATCAACTCCGCTGGAATTAATACCGCCACCACCAGGATATTTCACCGGGTCAGTTTTATAATAATCACTATAGTTTTCATCAATCTTAAACATATTATTTCACTCCTTTTTTTTTACACCCATTTTATAGCCAGAACGGCTACACTCTGCACCTGCTTCATTCGTAAGATAAAGTATTCTATGTAATTTTTATAATCCACCGGAATCTCAAGACGGCGCACATAAATAATTACGCCTCTGGAATCTCTCACAGCTTCTTTGCAGACATAAAAGCAATATCCCCACCAGGCAGGCTCGTTAGGAATTGTATAGCTGCTTGCCGTGTCATTTCTTAGAATAGTCGTCTCAAAATCTCCGTCTCCCTCTCGATAACCGCATACAGCCTTTCTGTTTCCGCAGCAGGCAATGTCATTGCCGCAAACCATAAAGGATACAGCATTAGGCCCACGCGGATTTCCCACCGGCACATTCTCCACAACCTGAATTTCCGGCCACACTTCCTGCAGAACACGCCGCAGGAAAATAATGGCCCCGCCGGAATTATTCATCTGCCACAATCCGGCAAGAACATTCCTTCTAATTTCCAGCTCGGCACTTGTGAATATTACCTGGAACACCTGTTCCCACTTCTCAGGGCTTCTGGTAGTTTCAGGAAACCTGTCTAAATACACAGCTTCAATTTCCCGCCGCAAATCTTCAGGCAAAACGGCAATAGCGGCAAAAAGCCGCTCCATGTTCCTTGTCTTCGTCAAGTTCCATTGCCGGGAATGAGGCAATAAAGCTTCAATCACCTTCTTAAACTTACTGCTCATATTCAACCCCATTCACGAACAGACGGCCCAAAGCACTGAGCTCACCCTTACCAAGGTTGTAGTTATCAACCTGTATCGCGTTTATTTCCATAGTTACCGTTCCAAACTGAGCCTTTAAGCTCGTCGCAACACTGTTGGCCAGTGCAATCAAAGTATTGCGCTGAATGGAATTAGTCTTATTGTTATCATCGCTCAAGCCCCTTATATAAGGCTCGCGCCCTAAAAGATAATCAGCGCAGATACTCTTATATGCAGCGCCAAAATCAGACACATCCACGCCTTGAATCTGAGTAACATATACATCAACAGTCACAATACTGACAGGCTTTATGTTTCTATAAGTTCCGTTATAATCAGGATCAAGAATCGCAGTCATAGGCTTTCTGTCTGCAATGCCGGTCTCTGGGTCATAAGTACAGGCCTCGCCTACGGCCACACACAACTCTCTTCCTGGCACTCTGTCAGGATATACATCCGTATTTCCGGCCACATATATCTCAACATCCCCCGGCGACTCTTCCCCATTATAAGGATAAGTCTGCAAAACGCCCGGCGCGTCATAAGACCAGATTCTATAGTCACTCAATGCCCCGCCTTGTGGTTGAGTAGAATATCTGTTTACAACCCTTCTTCTGTAATGCTCAGCAGTCTCTTCATCAAGGCCTTCCTTAGTCGTTCCTGCAATAACAGCAGCCTGAGCAATAAAGCCAAGTGGAGACACAAACTTTATTTCATCGCCTTCAGAAAGATTCCCACCGCTTCCAGACTGCACGCAATACACAGGCACGTCCACGCTTGCACCTGTTGTCGTCACCGTCTCGCTCACCACATACATCAAGCCGGTTACATCACTTTTCAGCTGTGTTCCAGCCGTTATTGCTTCGCCTTCAGTCACAACAGTAGCCCTTACAAGTCCTTCCCATGCCTGGCCGCTTGTAGGCTCCCCAACGCCGATATTTACGCCCAGCTTAACAAGAGGCTGCAGGCTTACACCAAGAACGTTCACACGGTCAAAGCTCGCAGTGTCCGGGAACAGCTGCAGATAAAACCAGCCGCAAACCTTATAAGGAAGCACAAAAATAACAGAAAAAACTTTGCTTAAAATAACAATAAAGCTCTTAGACAAAAGCCTGAGCTTATTGTTGAATTTCTCTTGAAAACTTTCTATGAGTAAGTTGTAAACGTAATCAACAGTTTTATTTTCATATGCCATTATCTCACAGCCCCCTGCCACTGCAATTCATAATTTCCGCCGCCAGCCCTGTTGCCATCCTGGGTAACATCCACATCAAGCTTTACCCTTTGCGAAGATTCAGCCGCAAGCTCCACGCTGATGTCATCAGCTCCACCCTCGCTCATAATCCAGTCTAAATCCCTCTTACAGGCATCCTTAGCCTTACGAAGGTTTCCGCTGGTAAGAGGAAATCCCTTAACCATCGCGCCAAACTCACTTGTAATCCATTCGTTTTCTTGTGTTCCCTCAACAAGGTTTCCCCACCATGTTTCTTTTGGCCGCCGGTTCAAGTCCTCATCATTTCCGCCCATAAGCGAAAGCAAGAGCGCAGAATCAAAGTTCCTGCAGTCCTTAATCAGTCCGTTCTCCAGAACAACATCAAACCCGTCAGGAGTTGAAGTCAGAAGCACGTCTCCCATAAATTCATCTTCATTCACTTTCATCCCCCTTATGAAATCTGTATATCTGTTTGACCGGCATTGCTTATAGTAAGCACCACCGGCGCAGTTACAACCGATTGCCCTACTTGATATTGAGCTGTCTCGGTTCCACTCGAAACATCACCAACGGCAAGCGGCACTTTGTCATCAACTTTTGTCCCGGTAATCATTGCAGCATTAATCGTAACAACCACCGGCGCAACCTGAGGCCCTGGAACAGTCCCACCGCTCACAAGCACCTTCAGCCCATCCAGACAAACCTTCTTTCCGTCCATCGTTGAAAAAGGTGAAAGCCCGCTCTGAATCGTGCACTGTCCCTGGTGAATAGTGTCCTGAATCTGGCAATTCTCAAGCGCAACAAAAGGCATCAGCTCACCTCAATCTTACCCATAAGGCCCTGAACAGTAATCTTGCCGTTCATAGTAATCTTACCGCCCTTCAAGTCAGTCAAAGAAATTCCGTCAGAACCAGAAACAATTTTATTACCGTTTTTATCCTCAACAGAAATTTCCTCACATTTTTCTATCTTTATTTTTCCGTCACCGCCCATAATGCCGGAAATCAGCTCTTCGCCGTTTTCATCCTGACAGACAACGCTAACAGAGCCGTCATTCATCAGATGAACTACAGCTCTTACATTGCCGTCTTTATCTCTGGAATATAGAATCCGCTCTCCTGGCTTCGCTCCCTGACTCTTGCCAAGAACTCCGGCCACGGCATGATTGCCGGTTCCCTCTATGGGAACTAAAAGCACCCTGTCATTTTCCAGCGGCGGGGCATCATCTCCGCCCGCTCCATAAGTCTTAGCCGTCACATTTTCGCCGGAATATATTTCAATCGTCTGCAGCAGCTCTTCTGTCTGCAACACCCTTGCTACTCTTCCCACGGAAACACCTCCGGCAATTGGCCCGTCCTGCTTCCAGGAAGAACAAGAAGAAATTCCGTTGTTTCTCCGCCCTGATCATCTCGTTTCAAACTTATCTGATCCGCTAGAAACTTAGTTTCTCTGTATATCTCGCAGCCAGGAGCCTTCACACTCACCGCCATATTCTCACGGTAAAGCTTGCCGTTCCTGTCTCTATGACCGCTCACAACAAGCTTATACTTTACACATTCGCCAAACATACGACCCGCAAGAGATAAAACACCCTGCTCAAGAGTTCCGCCGTCTGCATCCTCTATTGCTTTACCGTAGCAGCGCAAAACGCCCTTTTTAACCAGGGCTTTATTTTCATAAGTGTATTTTTCACTGTCATTTTCTTCCGTTGTCTTCGTGTAGCCGGTTATATGCGAATACATCTTCTGTCCGTCAAATTCCGGCGCGCAGGAAATAAAAGGCAGCTCCCCTTGAATAAATGTTGCAGAAACAGCCTCAATTTCCGGCTTGTAAATTAAAAGGCTTCCATCTGCCTTGTTCGTCATATACAGGCCGCGCTGCTCGCACAACTTCTGGAGAAAATCCCAGCACTTATCTTCAAGCGAAGCTTCAACCTTTTCAAAAGCTTCCCCCACATCACCCTGCACAACAACCGTAATCCCGAACGGCTCGCAGACCGTTTCCGCAATTTCCCTAACATTCATTCCGCTGTATTCAGCCGGAAAAAGCGAAGGTGGTAAACAGCTGTCCACAAGCACACCGCAGAGCGGGTAGCCCTGCACGTTAAGAGTTTCTGCATCCGGCTTCACCTCTGGAGTCGGCGGCATCAATACGCCTTTAAAAACTAAATCGTCATCAAAATAAACATCAAAAACAGGGTAAGCAAAGGGTCGGAACATATTCCTTAATGCCGCAGATTCATAATCCCATGAGCTCGAAAAACTAAACCCGTCCACCCCGTTCACATTCCGCACAAGCGTATATGCCGTAAAACCTGTAAAGAGCTTCCCCTGTCCTGAAAGCCCTAAATCTTTTTTAGCGTTCTTATCCAGCAGAACTGATTCACCGGCCGCCTTTACGCTGCTTTCATCTCCGTTCGGAATAATAAGCACATCACCCACATATATATAAGGGCTGCCGTCCGCCGCCTTTCTTCTCCCGCTGAGCTGAGGATTAGCCTTAACAATCTCCGGCCACCTCGCAGGATTGCCGTAAAACTTTACGCTTATCCTTGTAAGAGTATCAGCCTCTGCAACCGTGTAAGTCTTAGCCATAGTAGCGCACCTCTCTGCCCATAGGGATAAGCTCTATCTCATCAGCGTTCAATCCGTTATCCATTATGAACTCATCAACGCGGTCAAAGCCCTGCTTGCCGTAAAGCTCACACAATAATTCATAAAGCTGCCTGTCCTTTCCCAGCTTGATTGTTCTTGCCATTGGCAGGTCAAAAGCAACTTCATGCAGCATCTCAACTGCCTTTATTACTGTTTCAAGCACTGCCTCGTAGCTTTCCCCTGTATCCACAAAAGCATTCTTAGCCACCTGACTGTCAATGTAATTTTTATAAATTTCAAATTGAGCCGTAACGGCATCTGCAATCGCAAACACGTCTCCGCGGCTCAATATCTTTCCTGCATTAGCCTGAACTCCGGCCACGTTTCCATAACCGCCGGAACTGCTGAAACTGCTTAAACTGCCAGAGCTTCCGCCACTTGCAGAAGCCCCTTCCTTTGCACTTTTTGCGACACCATAAGAAAGAGCAGCAACCATTGCCCCTACCATCGTGCTTGTAACCGCATACTGGTTCTTTATTGCATTTGCCCCCACAGGGTCTTTTTTTGCATTGTTTAAAAAATCCTTGATTACGCTTGAATAGCCCTCAACCTTGGCCATTGCTCCAATAGCAATCTCACTAGGTAGCCTTGCCGTCTTAATCACAACCGTTGCAATTTCCTGAGCTTTGGCAGCCAATGTGTCTACCTTCTTCACCCAGTTAGTCACATTCATTTTAAATTCATTCAGCTTCTGAAAAAGAGTCTGCTTCTGCTTTAAGTCACCGCTTTTTTCACAAAGCTTTGAAATTCCTTTAAAAAGAGAATTGTCCTGAGTTGTCATAATGCTTTGCAGCTGAATCTCATCATCAACAGTCGAAGTCACAATCATCCCGGCAAAAGCCGTACTTGCTGCATTCTCATAATTATCAATAGCCGCATCCAGCGCATCCTCAGCCGCAAGCTCGCTAAGTGGAAGAGATTCAGTCAAAGTCTCGCTGAATGTTATCTTTACCCGGCTTTCATTTAACGCAGAAACAAGATCATCAGAGCGGTCAATGCTTCCCGTCGGAACAACCGTATGCTTGCCATATATCGGATGTTCTAGCGTTCCATAACCGCGCTCACATAGCGCAGCTTCAAAAGCATCCGCAAGAGAAAGACACTCCCCACCAAAAAAAATAGCAGTCATCGGAAACTTCTTGCCGCCAAGGCCAAGACTCTGAACCTCAGCCCCGTCAACATCC